GAGTAGTATTTAACTTCTTTTCAAAAACCAATTCTACACCCTTTCCAATCAAAATAATATCATCAAGAGGAATAGATGCTATTTTTTTAACCTTCTTATCAAAATAATCAGCAATACTTTTAGCATCTGCGTTTATTTTTGCCATATTATTGTTTATCTTTTGTTTTCATGTTTTTATTTATTATTTTACTTTTTAAAATTTCTTCCCCCATGAGTTAAATTACCAACATCAAGCATCATTTTTACAATAGTACCGTGTTCTGACTTAAGTCTCAACTTAAACAAAAAATCTTTTGAATTTCCTGGTTGACAAAATCTAATATCACCAGCGGTTGCTTTTACTTCCAAAAGCATCGGTTTGCCATTATCTCCATAGGTCCTTAAATATTTAATATAATCTGGAGTCATTTGTTTTAATTTATTTGCATCAGCAATGACAATAGATGCTTTATCTTTACCAAAAGCGGCTTTTTCGAGATAGTCATAATATTCATTGGTTTTAGATGTTCCTCTAGGAAGATTATTTTTTATAACTTCAAATAAAGCAGTTAGAGCTAATCTATTAACCGTTCCTTTTTTAATCTTTGTCTCTGAGTCTCCTCTAGCAGTTTCGTTTATTTCATCAATAAACATTTTAGCTTGAGTTTTTGCTGATCCCGTTAATCCTTTTTCAAACATATTATAAACTTCATTAGCACCTCTAATTAGTCCAATATTTTCAACGGTAACAGCATCACTTTTAAGTGAAAAATTTAGATTATGTGAAAGAATACTTTGTCCATTTGCAACTATTCTAATCAATACATCAGATTTTATAGCTCCACCCGTGCTTTCTCCACCTATTCCATCTGCGATTACATTGTATTGAACAACATCCACTGTTTTATTTTTTAAAAATCTATTTTTTGCTATTACAAGTTGTCTAAAAAATTGAGATTGTTTCGATCTGATCAATGTATCCACCTTCTGGGAGATTTTGCCAAAATCACCTCCCTCTCCATAATTATCTTTTAGTATGCTTCCATATGCTTTTTCCACTTCATTAGCTTTTAGTGTAATATCTAATTTTACCTGAACAAAATCTGGGGGAGATGCGTAACCATTGGGTCCTGCTGTCTGTCTTCTTCCGTGAATAACAAAATATTTTTCTCCAGATTTCATATGTTCGTATTGTTGCGGATTAGCATCAACGACCTGCATATCAAAATTATCATCCTTTGGATATAACTTATGAAACTCAACTGTATCAGAACCTTTTTTATTGGATTGTTTTTTCAGATCTGTATTTAATCTCATATTTCTTATTTTTGATTTTATCTTAGCAATATCGCTACCATCATCTGGATCAATCAATATAAGAGCACAATACATCGCAAATATACCCTCGATGACACTACCCTCTTTCATGGTGTTAAAAACTCTTTCAAGTATTTAGAAATGGAGAATAGGGGACTCGAACCCCTCACCCCTGCCGTGCAAAAGCAGTGCTCTACCAAATGAGCTAATTCCCCGACCACAGATATTATAAAACCCACTTAACTCAAAGTCAAGTGAGTTAGAGCAACCTTCCGTGGTTATTTAGTTCTGCGTCTTTTTTCATAATCTTTTCTCATCTGCTGTTGTCTTGCTTTTGTGTCTGCTGCTTTTTGTAAAGATCTTTGCTTAAACTCTGCTGCTGAAGATCTACTTTTTTGTTTTGCTGCTTGTCTTCTTGCAGCAAGTCTTTGTTTAGGACCCGATTGATACTCTAACGTATCCAAGTCTTTTTGAAGAGATTTTAAATCTTCATTAAACTGTTGAAAGGTTTTCATCAACGACCCATTTGCTGTCTCATAAACTTTTCAAAGGCAGGTGAATTGATTCCAGTATGTGGATCTTCCATCGCTTTTTGTTTCTTACTCTTTGCCTTTGCTTGCTCTCTCTCATACTTCTCTGGATTTTCACGAGCATACTGAGACTCAATAATCTCAGATCTCCACTCCTCACTCATATTTGACATAATCGCAAGTGCTTCCTTATTTGTGGCAGCATAACCCTCTGCAACTAGATATTCGAGAATGGCATCAAAGATATCAAGTTCTTCATTTGCTTTACCAGGAGTAACTCTACCGAGTCTTCTATCTGCTTGTGCTTTATAAAGTCTTGATGCTTGAGCAGCCTTACCAGCAGCACCCTCTTTATCACCAGCAGCAGCCATCTTACCGCGCTGCACATCTGCTGCCTTGGATGCTTTAAGAGCGAGATCAGCAGAGACTTCATCAATCTGCTCTGGAGAGTAAACTTCTGAATATGCCTCAGACAAACCTTTAAGTTCTTTGCTATCCATTAGAAAATCTTTATATTATTCTGTGATTATTTATAAAACCACTTCTCCTACAACCTCTCCAAGTTCAGTATCAATACTCTGAATAACTGAGCGAACTTCTGCAACACGCTCTGGGACATACTCATAACTATATCCACGTTGTGATTCGAATAAAACTTGGCGCACCGCAGCAGCAGTTCGCACATCCATTTTAATCGTTACTTTCTTTTCTTTTGTCATCGGTCATCAGCAGCGCGGTTTTCAGAAAAATAAACATCAAAAGCACCTTCAGGATAACGCTTCAGAAGTTTTTGAACATTACGTGCAACCACATCATCAAGGGACACATCAAGTGCAATACATGCTTGTGCAACGTACCACATGATATCACCAAGTTCAGTGATTAAATGTTCACGATTATCTTCAGTATAAGGTTTGCCTTGAAAGATCATTTTCTTCACGATCTCCATAAACTCACCACCTTCTGCATTGATACCAACGGCAGCAGTCAACAGTCTTTCAATATTAGCACCCCTTTCATCCAACGCGACAAGACGATCAGAGAGTGCAAGAAAATCTTTAGATGCATCTGAGGTAACCTCATCTACAAACTCTGCATACCTAGCAAAGTTAACTTGTTTTGGATTCTTAGTCATAGTATATTCATTTATATTTTTAGTAATCGAGACAGTCATTAAAACTTAAATCCTCCAAACTTGCTTTTCATTGAGGATGAAACCTCATCATTATAATCGTCTTCAGACCCAGAGTCAAGTATATCATTTTGAGCAGATTGCTCACAATCATACAATCTCATTTTTGCACGATCAATGCCTATCACAAATCGTTTATTAATCGTTGGGTCATTATAACGATTTTTTAGTTGTTTTACCATAATTTGTCCCAACCCTTCAAGGTCTTCCGTGCTAATAAGGGCAAACATAAGATCAGCAGTAGCAGGAAGACCAAAGGATTCAGAAGTATCAGTAAGTTCAACATCAGAGCTACCATAACCTGAACGAGTGGTTTGGGTAGCAGAGACGATGGGAACATTGAATTCGACTGCCAACCCTCTGAGTTCTTCTGCGATTGCTTTGACAAAAGTATAAGAGTTGATGTTGCTATTTCCACGATACCGAGAGGAAGCACAAATATTGAGATAATCAATAAAGATAATATCAGGTTTAAATGACTTCTTAAGTGCAAGTTCATTAAGAAGTGACTTAAAGTGCCCAGCATGTGCAGATGCCGTAGGATATTCTTTAATTATAAGTGTGCCTTGTGTTTTCTTTGATAGATTAATAATCTTGTTTTCAAATATTAGTTTCGGTAGTTCCGTGATCTCTTGGATATTAGTGTTGAGAAGATTAGCATCAATTCTCTCTGCAATTCGTTCTTCTGCCATTTCAAGTGTGATATAGAGAACGTTTTTTCCTTGCAATAAGATGGAACTAGCAAAGTGGCACATGAATAAAGACTTTCCGACGCCCGTACCAGCCAAAGCGATATTGAGAGTCTTATTAGACAAACCACCCTTTGTGATCCTGTTAAAGAACTCAAGATCAAACGGAATTTTTTCCTCTTTTCTGTGATATAACGCGAAACGTTGCTCATAGTCCTGAAGATAATCGTGTCCTACATGATTGTCAAAACTTACAGCAAGAGCATCAGAAAGGATATTTGGAATGGCATCACGGTTTCGTTTCTCATCTTGACCATCAGCGATTTGAATGGAATCCATCAACGCTAGATAAATGGCACGATCCCTACACCACTTCTCAGTGGTGTTAACCAACCAATCAAACTCTGCTACTACATCATCCAAAGATGATACTAAATGCAGAATGTCTTTGTAAGATTGTTCATTAATGTCTTTGCGTCTCTCGACTTCAATACCTAAAACCTCTTTTGTTGGAAGTTCATTGTATTCTTCAACAAACGAACTAATCTCTTCAAATACGATTCTTTGATTAGTATTTTCAAAGTATTCTTTTTTGATAAAGGGTATAACCTTTCTTAAATATTCTTCATTATGTAAAAGGTTTCTAAGAACTAGAAACTCAATTTTCTCCATAACTAAATTCCTTTCGTGCAATGTCGTCAAGCTGTTTCATTACTTCTTCGGTAAAATACACTTCAGGTTCTTTTAGAATCTGTTTAGCGTATAGTTTTTTACCATCAATTTCATAACGACCTGCTACATTCTTCCAAAGTCCACCAATCTCACCAAGTTCCAAAAGACCATAGTAACGATCAAGACCGCGCTCATCATAATACAAACGGATTTCAACATCTTTGTTCTCCTTACTCAGACGCGATTTGTGAGTCTTAGCCTTGATAATATTTCCGACCACTTCTGTTCCATCCTTTTCTTTCTTTTTGCTGAGATAAATGATCGTACTTGCTGCGTATTT